GAGATAAAGAATACTACCTTATTGCACCTACAACATCCGGTGTAATTATTGAAACACTTAAGGCTGAGGAAGAGAAGAAGGTGCGCAAAGCGGAACTCGCCAGAGAGTTCCCATTCAAGAAAAAAGGTTTAACGGAAAAGTAGTAATTGATTAGTTATGGTAACAAAAATAAAAATTCAAATCAAAAACAGATGGACAGGTTCCGTCTTCTTTGAATATGAGAAAGAAGACAATACTATCAAAGACACATTGATAGAAGCCGTTAAGGAAGGTGCTGACTTGCGAGGTGCTGACTTGCGAGGTGCTGACTTGCGAGGTGCTGACTTGCGAGGTACTGACTTGCGAGGTACTGACTTGCGAGGTGCTGACTTGCGAGGTGCTGGCTTGCGAGGTACTGACTTGCGAGGTGCTGGCTTGCGAGGTACTGACTTGGAAGGTGCTTACTTGGGAGGTGCTTACTTGGGAGGTGCTGACTTGGAAGGTGCTTACTTGGAAGGTGCTGACTTGCGAGGTGCTGACTTGGGAGGTTGGGGTAAACTGCAAGATATTCTTATAATAGGTCCTCTTGGTTCTCGCAAAGCATATACAATTTGCTACAAGACAGATAAGGGAATATATGTTCAATGTGGATGTTTTAAGGGAACTATTGATGAGTTTGTTGAAAAAGTCAAACAAAAACATCAAGGTAATACCCACGAAAGAGATTACTTAGCTATGGTTGAATTTGTAAAGGTTAAATTTCAGTAGTATGGCAACAAAGAAACAACAATGCCCAGAGTTCCCATACTTTGGAGCAAATTACCCAGATGCTTGTTGTATTGATGGGTATCTATATGACTTGGATAATTGCGATGAGAATGGCAATCTATATGAGATGTCAGAGAAGATTCCTTGTCCGTTCTGCAATAAAGAGGAATACTTTAAATGGTTTGATTGTGAGGATGATGATAGTATAGGTAAGGAAGTGTATGAATCAATAGTTGAATGGGTGAGAAAAAATTATCCAGATTATATAATTGAAGATTGATATGGCAACAAAGAAATTCATAATTGAGGTGGAGGAGGGACAAGTTAGAGACTGTTACAACTGCCCTTTCAACAATCTAAACTGCGATAAATATGATTTATTAGATTGTGATGAACTCAACCTCGCCACAATGAAAATTAAAGAAATGGAGGAGGAAAAAGAAATGAACGGATTTACATTGACATTATTGTCATTTGGAGGAGCAATAGATGCTCTTAAAGCTGGAAAAAAAGTAACCCGTAAGGGTTGGAACGGAAAAGGTATGTATCTATGGCTGAAACCAGCTACAACCATAAAAGCGGAGTGGTGCAAGGATCCGATGCTGAAGGAGATTGTGGATGCAAATGGAGGAGAGGCTGAAGCTCTTGGAACCATCTGCATGAAGACAGCCAACAATAAGATACTCACCGGATGGCTGGCATCACAAACTGATATGCTTTCTGAAGATTGGATGATAATTGAGTAAGGTTATGAATAGCTATTGCAACAAGTGCAAGTTAAAAAACACTTGCCTGAATATTAACAGAGGTTACAGCAAGGTTAAGCCTTGCCCGGAAAGAAAAACAAACTGATATGACAAGACCAGAGGAGGTGTAGGATGAACCAAAAGATAATTAACGCACCATATCCAAGTGGCTGCAATGTGGCAATAGAAGAGATGACTATTACCTACGCACAGGAACCAGATACTAATGATGTGGAGAGAGACAAGTACGATGTGCAGAGGTTGGTTATCAGTACGGAAAATTGCCCAGAGAAAGGAACTAATGGAGCCTATTTTTACACAATGAAAACAGACCGATGGGCTTTTAATGATATAGATGAGTTGGTTGCCATATTGGAAGATTTTAAACGGAGGTTAGGATATGAAGATAAAGATTGACTGCGAGTATGTGACAGGGAGATTTGTTAAGGATGTGTGTCTTGCACATAGTAAGGAAGGTAAAGTAGAGAAGTGTAACGGAAAATGTAGCGATTACTGCAAAAAGGAGGAGAAATGACAACATTTAAAGAAGCATTTGAGCAGATGGATAAGGTGGAGCCACCCAAAGAAGGTATAAGGGTTACAAGGTTTGAGTGTGTTAAACCCGATTGGATAAGGGTAGTTAACGGTGCAAGGAGGACGGTTGGTAAGAAACCAATAAACAAAGAGCCGAGTAATGCGTTTAAGAGGAAGATACTACTTGCTGAGCATAGTCCGATAAGGTTGCTTGAATATGATTTTACTTGGGAGGATATAAAGCAATGGATAACAGTTCATTTTGTGCGTCATCATAACGGAGTATTGCCTTTCGTTCACTCACAAAGGCCAGACAGAAATGAGGTTTTAAAATTGCTTGACAGAGATGATTTCCGACAAGGCTTACTCAATGATATGGATATGTCTTGTAATGCACAAGCGTTTATAAATCTTTCAAGAGTGAGGTTGTGCAGTTGTGCAAGTAAGCAGACAAGAGAAGCCTGGAAATTAGTCATTGAGTTTTTGGCAGAGGTAGATCCGATTCTTGCTGAGAAATGTGTGCCGAATTGTATATACAGAGGACGATGTCCAGAAATTGACAAAACCTGTGGATATGACAAAACAGATGCCTTTAAGAAACGATTGGAAGAATATTGGAGGATAGATAATGACTAAAACAAAGGTATGTAGTAAGTGCGGACAAGAAATACCGATTGAGAAATTTGCGGTTGGTAATACTTTAAAAAGGACTACAATCTGTAATTTTTGTCAGAGTGAGAGAACAAAGAAAAGTAAAGATAGATATGATATTATGCCCTGGTATGAGGTGTGGTACTTAAAAGGTTAATATGAATGCGATTTTAACAATAATACTGACTTTGCCTATTTTGTTAATTATATTAACAGGAGCTGCTGCTTTTATGATTTTGATTTTTACGGTATTTGCAATAATTTATGAAACTATTTCAAAGGGAAATGAAAGAGGAAAAAGAAAAGACATTTGAAGAGATTGTAGAAGATTTTATAGAATCTCAAGGACGTGATGTGTTTGTTGTTCAAGACTTGCATAAAGCGGTTATAGCGGGTTGTAATGAAATGACCACAAGACAGCATGATAATGCTGTTGTCTATGCAGATGAGTATGTATCAATGAAGCATAAAGACCTAGTATATACAGCATCTGACGTTGAGAAAGCATTTAGATACGGAGCAAGAAGAATGGCAGAGTTTGTTGATTCTCAAAAAATAGTCCTCACTAAAGAGAAATTACAAAAAGCATCCAAGCTGATATGTGCAGGTTCACAACTGATGTTGATGGCTGATAATTTTAATAAGGAGGCTGAAAAGCTATTGTCTATAGATGGTATTAAAGAGACCGTTATAACAAACAAGTGGCTTGAGATAGCTAAGCTCTTTAAGGAACTTCATGAGGATAGTATGAAGGTGTTTATGAGCCTTACTCCTGATGAGAGCTATGATTGGGGAGATGAGAGCGAGAAATTGGAGTATGCAGTTAGAAAGATTATGAAAATAGACAGATACGAAAACTTTAATAAGAAGAAAAGATGATGAAAAAGTTATTATTCTTTACTGCATCCTACTGCGGTGCATGCAAGGCTATTAAGCCTATTGTTCTAAAAGAAGCTCCAGAGAAGGGGTTTGAATTGAAAATGGTAGATATGGATGATGAGGAGGGTGCTTATATGGCAGATGATTTCAAAGTCCGCAACCTACCCACACTAATAGTATTGGATGAGCAAGGTGTAGAAATTAAAAGAGCAGTTGGTAATACTGCGTGGAAGGAAATTAACGAAAAATAAGTGTGAATATATGAAACTGAATGATTATCAAAAGATGGCCTTAGAAACGGCTATATACCCGAATGAGTATAAAGTTATTTATCCTGCTCTTGGAATGGCCGGAGAAGCTGGTGAAGTTGCTGATAAAGTAAAGAAGATTATTAGAGATAACAACAGTAAGATAAGCAATGAAAAAGCCTTAGAGATTGCTAAAGAGGTTGGTGATGTACTTTGGTACTGCGCTACTATGGCAAATGACCTTGGATTTGATTTGGAAACCATAGCTAAGATGAATTATCAAAAACTTCATTCAAGACAACAGCGTGGTGTTATTAGTGGTAACGGTGATAACAGGTAGCGTCTTGAACATATTGAGAGACGAAGTGTTTATAAGTAACGAGCTCTTTTTTTACTTAAAAGTGTGTATATAATACACACTTTTTGTTTATTTTTGTATGAAAATTAAATAGTTACGTTATGGGAGAGTATGAAATAGACCTAAGTAGATCAGCCTCGGATATTATAGCTGAGTTGAAGAAGAAATCAATAACATTGGAATCTTGGCAAAATCTAAGAAAAGAGTATGAGCCATTAGAACACGATATTGTTAATGACAAGATAGGAAGGAAAGATAAAGTACGCTCAGATGGAACTATAGATAAAGCTGCAAGGATAACCTTAGGCTTGGAAAGGCTACTAGTAAAAAGAATGGTGGAATTTATGTTCGCTATTCCTGTCAAGAGGGTTTATCATAATGTAGAAGATAGTCCTATAAGGAAACAGATAGCTCAAGCTATGGAGCTTGTTTATAAGCATGCTAGGATAGATTCGGAGAATATCAAGCGAGGCGAAATGTATTTTGCCAGTTGTGAGGTATTTACTATATGGTACACTGTAGAGAAAGAGAACACTCTGTATGGATTCCCTAGTAAGTATAAGTTGAAATGTAAAACATTCTCTCCTATGAATGGTTGCGAGCTCTATCCGTTGTTTGATGAGAGGGATGATATGTTAGCTCAGTCTTTTGAATATAAGAAGAAGATCGGTAATAAAGAGGTAACATACTTTGAAACATTCACTAGTAAGAAGCATTATGTATGGAAGCATACATCTTCTGGTTATGAATTAGAGGTAGAACAGGATATCTCAATAAAGAAGATTCCTGGAGCGTATGCTTTCCGTTTGTATGCGTTGTATTATGGCTTGAAGTGCCTAAGAGAAGAGATAGAGTATGCTATATCTAGAGCTAGTGATACATTGGCTTACAATTCATCTCCAGTTTTGAAAGTTGTAGGAGAGTTAAGTGGTGGGGAGGATAAGGGAGAATCACGAAGAATATTCAGAGTTGAGAATGGTGGTGATGTTGGATATGTGTCTTGGTCTCAGTCTATAGAGGCTTTGAAGTATCAAGTAGAAACTCTTTTGAGTATGTATTGGACTCAGGCGCAGATGCCAGATGTCAGCTTTGATAATATGGCTAAACTTGGCAATATAGGCTTTGATGCAAGACAGACAGTGTTTACTGATGCTCATCTTAAAGTAGGCGATGAGTCTGGTATGTGGGTAGAGTTCTTTGAGAGAGAGGCTAATGTTATTAAGGCTTTCTTGGGAGAGATGAACATTGACTTTAAATCAGAGCTTGATAATGTAGAAGTAGAGCATATTATCACTCCGTTTATCCAAAATGACGAGAAGTTGGAGATTGAGAAGTGGATAACTGCAAGTGGCGGTAAGGCTATTATGAGCCAGTTGGATGCTATTAAGAATGCAGGTTATTCAAGCAATCCAGAAGAGACTTTGGAGAGGATAAATGCCGAAGCAGCTCAAGAGAGTGTTACTAGAATGAATAGTATTATGGAAGGTGCTATGTAATGGCAAAAGTAAAGACACCAAATCAAATGAGTAAATATAGAGGGCTCAACAGGAGGTTAGCAGGTTATGTGCTTCTTGTTGAGCAAATCTATGATGAACTGAACTTAGAGGCTGCAAAGTTGGCTCTTACTACTGGTTACGATGGTTCTAAGCCTTTCCGTTTTAAAGACTTTCCAAACACAAGTGACAGGGTGCAAAAGCTCAAGAAGAAGTTTGTGGAGGAGTTAAAGGCGGTTATATACAGTGGTACATCTAAAGAATGGAAGGAGAGCAACCTTGTGCAAGATCTGTTAGCGGACAAGGTGCTTAAAACATTTGGTGTAAAGCATAGGGGTAAGAAAGAGAAGGTTTACTATCAAGTAAATTCAGATGCGCTAAAGGCATTCCAGGAGAGGAAGATTAACGGCATGGGATTGTCTGCTAACCTATGGAATCAAGCGGCCAATTATAGGGAAGAGTTGGAGTATGCCATATCTTCTGCTGTTCAGAAAGGAACCAGTGCAGTTACCCTCAGTAAGCGTCTTAGCAAGTATCTCAAGGATTTTCCAAAGTTGCAGAAAGAGTATAAGCAAAAGTTTGGAAAGGCTGTAGAGTGCCACGATTGCGAGTATAGGTCTATTCGTTTGGCTCGCTCGGAAATCAATATGTCATACAGAACTGCTGAACAGATGAGATGGCAGCAGATGGATTTTGTTGTTGGTTATGAGATAAAGCTCAGTGCTAAGCATCCTTGTCATGATGTGTGTGATAGCCTAGCAGGAAAGTACCCTAAAGATTTCAAGTGGACTGGTTGGCATCCTAATGATATGTGTTATGTAGTACCTATTTTGAACACAGAGGACGAGTTTTGGTCGGATAGTACCACAAGTGTTAATGAAGTGAAAGATGTGCCAGAAGGCTTTAAAAAGTGGGTAGAAGATAATTCTAATAGGTTGTATAATGCCGAAATGAAAGGTACGCTTCCTTATTTTGTAAAGGATAATAAAAGTGTAGTAGATGTAATAAGGAAGGATGTTTTAGTCCGTAGGATTAAGGATAATTATGGTATAATTCCTAAAGAAGTTAGACTTGAGGTAAATAGGAGTATATCAAATAATGCTCCTATTCAAACTGTAATCAGTAATGCAAAAACAGGTGCTGATAGGCTTCAAAAGGGGCTAAATTTATTTAGGGATGATATGATAGCATCCAGTAGCAAGATTAAGGAGATGTTTAGCGAACTGGAGAGCCCTGAAGTTATGGGAGGTGATCCTATATATAGATATCGCTTGATGAGTATGATAAAAGATGAGGCGGCAGAAGTAACAAGTATGAGGTTGGATAAATTGGGCGTAGTGAGAGGCTTGAATTATGAAGGATTAGAGAAAAATACATCATTCTATTATAAAGAAGATAAAATAGTGCATCATACAGGAGAGATTGTGAGTGTAGAAGGTTTGAAAAGGGATGTGCTTAAATATAGGGATGATAATAATGTAATATATTATTATCCGTTAGGAGTGAACTCAAGTAATATATCATTTAGTGCGAGTGAGGCATCTAATATAATTGGAGGATTTGAGCCTAAGCTTATCAAAGAGATAAAAGGTATTATGTTTGATATCCAAGACCATCCTTTGGATAAATATTATCAAAAAGCTTATGAAGGCTTTACAAATGGTGCAATGTATTCTGGAGAGATAATAACTGTACATAAAGGAAATGTTAATAGGGAAATATTTGAAAGAAACTTATTGCATGAATTAGGACATAGTTTAGATAATGGCATGTCTAATTTACCAATGTGGAAAGAAGCAATAAGAATGGATGGTGTATATATAAGCAAATATGCTGAGAATAGTTTGCTCGAGGATTTCGCAGAGACTTTTGCTGAGGCATATATGGCAATAAGAAAAGGGCATACTCTCAAGGGAGTTGTGCCTTACAGATTTGATATACTGGAAAGACTCATAGAGCGACTGCGTAAATAGTTGATAATAAGCGATTATTTTTTTATATTTTAATATAATTTGTTAGATTTACAATAAATATATAGTTTGTATGAATAAAAGCGAACAGGAATATAGCTTGCTTATTGTAGGTTCAAGGGATAATGTTTTGAAGATTATGAATAAGTATAACATAAAGTTAGTACAGGGGAGGTTTGCAAAGAATTTTGGGTATTACTTTAAAGTGCAGACGAGAGATGACGGATGGCATCCAGTATTAGACGAGTTGTCTAAATGTGATGATATAATAGCTTTGTCAAGGCAATATGCTGTAATAAGTGAAGATATGCAAAAGAATGGTTAAGTTATGTAAATAAAAAGAGCCTTAGGGTTCTTTTTTTTGCGATGAAAATACTTGTAAAGCATTGAAAATCAAGTAAATAAATTTTGTCAATTCAAATAAAATGTCTAGATTTACAATATAAAGAAATACATAAAACAAAGCGATATGAAACAGATAGTAAGCACAATCAACGAGATTACAGCACTAAGAAAGCAAGTAGACTGTAAGAATGAAGAACTAAAGTCGGTTAAGACTGTTAAAGACTTGGATAGGATATCAGGAGAGATAGCTGAGATTGTTTCCAAGATGAGAGTAAAGTCTGAGATGTTACAGATGTACATTGAGAATTACGAATCAGTAGTGAATGTGACTTTAGCATAAGGAGGTTGATATGGCAAATACATGTTGCACAATTTATAAGATTACAGGCATTGATGGTAATAATGATGCGTATAATCAGTTGAAAGAATACTTGGATAAGAACTGGAAGGAGTTATGGCTTGGAGATATGGCAAAATTCTATGGAGTTGACTTTGAAAAATTAGGTATCTCTGCTAGAGGGTGGGTATGTTGCTATGAAGAAGATAAAGGAGTTATTACTCTTGATGTAGATTCGGCATGGGCTCCAAATGAGCAGCTCTTTGAGGAGATAAATAAGAAGTTGGATAATCAGTTGAGCATCTCCTGGAAAGCGGAAGAGCCTGGTTGTGAAATATTCTGGATTCACGATGAAGATGGATATTTTCCAGAGAACTATTATGTTGATTGTAGTGGTTTTGATAACTGTGAGTGTGATTACTTTGAGACACTTAAAGAGGTTGTTGACTACTGGTGTAAGTTGACAGGAGAGAAGAGAGGAGGAAGAACAGATGAAGAGATGTTAAAAGTGATTGAAGATTGGGAGTATGAAGATGATGACACATTCTTCATTGTTCATGAATTTGATAGAGAGTAGGTAATGATAATAAGGATAGATATGTTTGCATTTATAAAAGTTGGGGATCTGATAAGGTTTAGGGAAACCGACAAAGAGTATGCAGTTATTGGTAAGACTATAGATAGGTTACTCCTGTCTGGCAACGGAGAGAAGTTTTCAATAACTAGCGCGAATCTAAATAGAGATATGAACCGAAAGAAAATAGAACTAGTATGAGTGTGAATCTTGCTGAGTATTCCAAGTGCTTAAAAGAAGGACAAGAGATATATGAAAGGTTTAAAGCAAGTAGTATATTTTCAAGCAGTATTATGTGGTATTATTACTACAGGCATATTGGAGGAGAGTTATTTTTCTGCGTAGCTCCTTCTCTGGAGGAATGCAGAAAACTGAAAGAAGAGTGGATACAAGAGTTATAAAATTAGCACCTGGCAAGGTGCTTTTTTATAGCAAAAAATATTGCTAAAATATTGAAAATAAGGAAGTTAAAATTTGGTCAAAAGTTAAATAATATGTAGATTTACAATATAATTAAAGAACAAACAACAAACAAAGCGATGAATAAGAATTTTAGAATTTTGAGCTATACTGAAAAGTTCTGTATAGTGATTGACAAGGATGCAACAGTTTATAATCCTTTTGTATTGAAAGATGGTATCCTGTTTAACCCAAGAGCGGGTTTTTATCCAGTGAATCCGCAGAGAAGAACCAGAAGGTTGTTGGATGAAGTTAGAGAAGAAGCGAGAAAGTTGATAGAAAGCTTGAGAGAAGGGTTTGAAGAGGAGTTGAGAGAGAAAGCTGAGAAGGCTCAGGCAGAGGAGCAGAAAGCACAAGCAGAGGTTAAGGTTGAAAAAGAAGAGGTTAAAGAGGGACAGGGTAGTCCATCTGGTCTTTTGGATACGTTAATCGCAAAGAGTGTAGCAGAGATATCAGTAGGAAGCGTAATTGAAAAGGCAAAACCTGTGATAGATGACTATATAAAAAGCACTTATGGGATGTTGCCAAAAGTGATAGAGGTTAAGACAGAAAAAGAGGTGAAGAAAGTGGAAGGATGTGTTCATAAGGAGTTTGAGACCATCTTGAAGCTGATAGGTGCTGATATACCTGTTTTCTTGACAGGTCCTGCTGGATGCGGTAAGAACGTTATATGTAAGCAAGCGGCAGAGGCTTTAGGGTTGGAGTTTTACTTTACCAATGCTGTAACTCAGGAGTACAAGCTGACTGGTTTTATAGATGCGAATGGTAGGTATCACGAAACTCAGTTCTATAAAGCTTTCACAGAAGGTGGAGTGTTTATGCTGGACGAGATTGATGCTTCTACACCAGAGGTGCTAGTGATTCTGAATGCGGCAATAGCGAACAGGTACTTTGATTTCCCTACAGGTAGAGTGAGTGCTCATGAAGACTTCAGGATTGTAGCAGCAGGTAACACATTTGGAACAGGCGCAGATGTAGAGTATACTGGACGTTATCAGTTGGACGCATCAAGTTTGGATAGGTTTGCAATCATAGAGGTTGATTACGATAAAGATGTTGAAAGTGCGATAGCAAATGGAGATAAGTCCTTGCTGGATTTCGTTTATACGCTGAGAAAGGCAATTAAGGCTGCTGATTTGAAGTTTACGGTATCGTATAGAGCGATAGAGAGGCTAGGCAAGCTGAAAGATATCCTAAGTATGGATAAGGCGATAAAGATAGCGGTAATGAGGAGTATGGGTATTGATGATGCGAGGATGATTGCCGAGAATATCAAGCATACAAATAACGAGTATTGTCTAACCTTTGTAAATATGGTTGCGTAATGAAAAAGATTACAGGTGTTATTGTTGATAGATTTGAAGATATTAACGTATTCTTAAAGACCATTAAAAGTAGGCCGAATAACGAGGTATTCCAGAATTATCCAGTAGATTGCGGAAGTGGTAGTGATGATTGGCACTTTAGTAAGACAAAGACCTATGAAGAGTCAGAGGATATTATGAAAGCAGGATATAAGGAAGGTCTGGAGAATATGAAGAAAGGCTCGCAATCTGTATCGGTAAGCTCAAAGTCGGCAAAAGCTGTTCCAACAGCAAGCGTTATGGGTTATGTTCCTCACGTTCCTAATGCTATAGCAGGTATCCCTTGTAGTATGATTTCGCATAAACAGGTGGTGATGAAGTCAAAGATGATGACGGTGGTTTATGATATGACTGCAAGTTGGCAAGAAAAGGCTGATGATTTTGTTAAAGCTGGCAGGGTGTTGCTATCGTTTATTGAGATGGTGGAATCAAAAGGGTATAGAGTTAAGCTGGATATGATGCTGTCGGCTTGTAAGAATAAAGAGAGAAGTGTAGCGTTAATCAAAGCGAAGGATTTTAGACAGCCAGTTAATCCGTTGAAGCTGTCCTATATGATGTTGCATCCATCGTTCTTGAGAAGGCAGGGTTTGAAATGGACGGAGACACAGCCAGAGTTGACAGATAGAGGGTTTAGAGGAGGTCACGGCACAGCTTTGTATCACGCTTGCAATAAAAGTACCAGGGAGGAGAGTGATTGGTTGAAGAGGAATAAGGTGATAGGCGAGAATGATGTGTTTGTAAGTTTCTATGATTTAAAAGGTACAGACCATATTACTCTGGCAAAAAGTTTAGGGATAAAGCAGTAATAGCATTGCTTGTTTGTATTGTTTTTTTAGTTATGAGCATTGGATGCTCGCAGAGGCTCTCGGTAGGTAATATTGAGAGCTTCTTTTTTATCTGTAAAAAATCGTGTAACATATTGAAAAACAAGCGATTATATTTTGTTAATCTAAATAAATTTGCTAGATTTACAATATAATAAGAAGATAAACAAAGCAAATGAAATCAAGTATGGTAGTAGATTTAATCACGGCTCAAGCAGGAGAGTTGCTTAAGAGTGAAGAAGTAAAGCAGATGTTGAGTAACTGCACATCAGATGATGAGAGATTGATGAAGTTGGCAATATCATCAGTATATGCCTTAGTAAAGGCTAATTCATAGACAAAGGAGAACCAATTAAACAAAGCTATATGAGTAAACAAAGTTACATTAAGAGGTATTTTAAGACAAATGCCATCCCAGATTCAACCCACATTGCGGTTGAATTGTTTTATAGTAAAGGAGGTTGCAATTATTTCACTGGTAAGATAGAGGAGAGGGGGATCTGGTTAAGTTTTAGGCCTGTTACTTATGAGGTGAAAGATGGTTGCATTTGTGAAAGTTATACATTCTCTGGAGTTAAGTTCTTAATCAAAGGCTTAGAAAGAATGAGTAGAAAGCAATTAGCTAAGGTTACAGCAGAGTTGCATAAAAACGAGCTGATAGATTCTCTGGTTTTTCATTATGAGACAGACCATCAGTATCAGTTGGTAGAAGGTATTAGTTCACTCAAAGCGGCAGTAAGATGAAAAAGTATAAAAAGATTGAGATAAACGGGATAGAGTTCCTGTATAGTTATCGCAGAATTAAGAGCGAAGATATACCAGAGGGTATGTATAGGTATTCAGTAAGACATACAGATTGTGGAGATGATTTGGCAACAATAGAGCCGAGCGTTTTGGTTAATCATGAGATGGATCTGTTGTCAAAGGTTGAGTTAGATTTTGGGATAAACGGATATATAGAGATTGAGGATTACACATATATTGAATAGTTATGGCAAAGTACAGGTTTTATTTTGAAAGAGAAATGCGAGGTCATATAGACGTAGAGGCCGACTCGCTAGATGAAGCCTATGATAAGGCTTATGAGGAGGATGGAGAGATTGAGGTTTATAAAGAAGGGACAGATTACGAATTTGTAGGAGAGTTGAAAGATGAAGAAGATAGAGACTGTTAATGTTTCGTTACTGCATAAATTGGAACGTGGTGAAATTTCGCTGAAAGATGCGGCCAGAGAGTTCTGTAGGTGCGGATGGACAAACTTCGTAGATATAGAAGCAACGAAAAGATATTTAAATATGGCAAAAGTAAATTATGAAAGAGAAAAGAGTGTATGCGATTCCTTATGACATAGTGGATGATGTGTCAAAGGTAAGTGATGAAAAGTTTATAGAGCTTGCAGAAAGCATAGGCTGGGTGTGGAGTAGTCCAGAGGAGTTTGTAAGACAATGGAATAATCCAGATGCTATGTATAATTTCCCAGACAGGGAGTATTCTGAATTAAGAATTATAGAGGTTGAAAGTTATGAAAAGAATTGATGTTACCTGCGGTTATAGAGAAGAGTGTCCTAACGGCGATATTTACTACTATGGTGGCGAAACAGCACAAGGCGTTGTTTATAAAGACATGGAAGCGTGGGCGAGTGGAGAGGGGGTGTGTTACATAAATGAACTAGATTTTAACGAAGATTGGTGCTATAAAAACTACCAAGGAAACACAAGAGATGAAATTATTGCCGATATGGCTGAGTATTTGCCGAGCTGTGACGTGAAATTTATTGAGCAGTGTGCTGAATATGTATTACAGACTTGTGATTGGGAATGTCTTACAACAATGATGATTGATGTAGATTGGGATGAGGAGATAAAATATTTATTAACAGAGGGGACAGAAGTGTGTTTTATACCTTTAGTAAATGTGTATGAAAGGCATTATTACAAGATTGCTAAAGAAATTGAAGATTTAGACTGCTTTTTAATAGCAAATGAGGACCATGAAAGGGTTGCTTCACTAAGGGAGGTTTACCGCAAATCAGATAAGGTATGCAAACATTGTGGAGGTTCGTTGTATCACGAACATTACGATAATACTAGAGACCATTACCCTTACTTCTGTCCAGAGTGTGATGAGAATTTTTTTGAAATAGAGGCGATTTGTAAATAATAAATATAAGATTATGAAACAGGAAGAGTTTAAAGCAAATCAGGAGTATTTGGAAGAGAATGATGTTTATCCATCAAATGATGCAGTTTGGGATATGTATCCAGACAGTAGAGAATTGTTTAAGTATACTGATGGTGGCGGAGATTTTAGCCTTTGTGTAAAGTCGCTGGATAGAGAGTGTGTATTGACAGCTTTAGAGAGCTTTGATGTAAATGAAGAAACTATGATGTGGTGGGGTGGAAGAGGTGTGCCATTTGATAATATCAAAGACCTATATGATGATATTTATCGGTGGAAAGAGGATTTTATCAAGATAGCCGAAGGAATGCCGTATTAAGAAAGTGGTGGTTTTTACTGAAAATAATTTGCGTAACTGCTTGAAAATTAGGTAAATAAATTTGGTAAAAAGTTAAAATCTTGCTAGATTTACAATACAAAGATAAACCAATAAAGACAAAGCAGGATGGTACAGGTTGACAGATATTTCAGAAATCTCAGAGGCTCTTCAAAAGAGATAAGAGAGACAATAAACACAATAGTAGACACAGCTTCTGGTTTCTTTACCAGTTATGTAATGGGAGTTGATGAAAACGATGAGTGTCTTTGGTGCTGCCAACCTGGAGACTATGATGAAAGAACAAACTTTAAGATGAAGGAGTTGAAGAGAGTGTATGTTTGGATTTCAAATGTTGGTTGTCAACACCCGATAGAAGGTATATATGAGTATAACTAATAAAGCAAAGCGTTATGATGACAAGTAAAGAATCGTTAGAAGCGTACAGGACTGCACTTAAAGAGTACGAAGATAGTTGGCAGTTGGATGATAGAAGTGAGTATGAGAAAAGGCTGGAGAAAGCCTTTAAGGCTATTATCCCAGAAGTAGGTATGCCTTGCACTGTAGTTTATTGGTCCGACTACAGGGCAGCTACAGTTGTGAGAGTAGAAGCCATGAATAAGGTAGTGGTAAGATTCAATGAGACCAAGTGCCTAGATTATTACGCTGGTGATTATGAAATCTTGCCAGAGTTTGATTGCCTTGGAGAGGAGACCTTCACTAAGAGGTGTAATGGCAGATGGGTAAAAGAAGGGCATAAGTCTAAGGATGGAGTAAAATTGCATCTGCATTATCAGAGGCATTATATAGACCCTAGCTTTTAGAGATAGACAAAGCAAAGCTAAATGAATAACCTATGGAACAGAAACTAAGAAGCCTTGGTATTAGGAAGACAGGCGATGTAAGGAGCTTGATTGAGCATAATAACAGCTTGCCATACAAAGAAAGAGATACAAAGTTGTCAGCATTGTATGATTTGATTGTGGCATACAATTCGGCAAGCCCATCAAAGAGCAGGATAAGATGTGCTAAGGATGCTTACGAATGCCTTGCTCCGTACATGATGGACTTAGATCATGAGGAGGTGCTGGTTGTATTCCTTAATAAAGTGAATGATGTGTTGAAAGTTAAGAGGATGTTTATGGGAGGATTGGATTCAACAGTTGTAGATAACAGGCTGGTGATAAAAGAGGCGATGATGATGAAGGCAACCAGTATTATAATCTCGCATAATCATCCATCTGGGGAGGTTAAGCCAAGCAAGATGGATATAGCAATAACTGAAAAGCTCAAGAAGGTGGCAGATGTATGCGATATCTCTCTCTTGGACCATCTGGTAATATCTGGAAATAAGTATTATAGCATTGCAGATGAAATGGATATCCTGTAATACATTTTTAGCTTTTTATTGAACAACAACAACAACATTTTTGTTAAAAAGTGTGTATATAATACACATTTTTTGTAACTTTACGCAATAATTTAATTATGAAAATTTACACAAGTTATTTTGGCAACGCTAAGAAGTTGCATGAAGCAAACGTTGAGATGGTGAACATTGCCAGGTATAAGCCCAGGTACTTTAATGGGTTTAGTTTGTTAGCAGTAGCACCTCTTCCGTTTATGTTGAAGGATGATATGACTGTAGAGCAGTATGTGGAGCATTATAACAGGTTGGTGTTAAAGCCGCTTGATATAGAGAAGTTCGTGCAAACGCTGGAGTCATTATGTGGTGGTAAGGATGTAGCTCTGTGCTGTTATGAGAAGCCAGGTCAATTCTGTCACAGGCATTTGCTGGCTGATTGGCTGAATGAGCAGGGAGGGTTGGATATAAAAGAATTTGGTGTAAAAGAGAAGGTAGTTGAAGAGGCTCCTACATTATTTTGATTTATTATGAAGAACGGATTGTTGGCTCAATGCAGAACTGCTGGCTGTGGCTGGAAGTGCTGCAACTTCGGAAAAGAAGGTTACATATTGATGCTCCCTTACGAGTATGAGGCAGGGGTAGGCAGTAAGGCTCATCTGGAGGTGGTGGATGAAGATTACTTTGGCGGTAAGAAAGTGAAGTGCGTGGCGAGAGATTGCTCAGTATGTGATAAAGGATATAAGCCTATTATGTGTAGGACATATCCTTACTGGATGAGGAGCGTTTCAAAGGATATCCTTATGAGAAGCGAGAAATGTTGTCTGCCAGATGAACCGCTAAAAGCGCATAGAGATTATGTAAGGGAATTATTTGCTGTATATAACTCTGGCTCGTATCCTATAGACAGTTTTCTTAATGCAGTTAGCATAGATAAGTACGAAGTATATCGTGCCTTTGAAAAAAATCCGTTGAACCTTTCGCACAAAGAGGCGGTAATGGAAGTGGAAAGAGCAGGTTTTGGTGATGATTACTGCTTTGAGTCAAGCGATGCGGATATAGAGAAATGCTTAAGCTCTGGTTGTAGTAGTGGAGTGTTGAATGGAGATGAACTGCTAGGCTATTCTTTGGCATACTACAATGAGTATGGAGTAGGATATGTAGAGAAATGTTACGTTAAAGAGCCAGTGAGAGGATTTGGATTACAGAAAGAGATGGTAAAAGACAATATCAAGAAGCTTGTTTCTTGTGGTGTGTCTGAGGTGTACAGTATGTGTTCGCCAGAGAATAAGAAAAGTCTGCATAACTTCCAGTCTGTCGGCTTCAAGGTGATGCGAGAAACGGAGTTTATGGGAGAGAAGCGGTTAATACTTAAATGGTCTTTGCATGAGGGTTCTGATAAATAGGGATGCTTTAGAAAGTAACATTGAGAAAGCAAAAACACTGTCACAAGGAGTGCCAGTGTCTTTGTTGTTTAAGGACTTTTATGAAGACATCTACGCTGAAATAAGCCCAGATGTGCGTGATGTCTTCTCAATGAATATAGAGGGGAGCAACTGTTATGCCATAGGTAAGGCTACAGGAAAGCACAAAGGGGCAGTCATTACCTCTCTGGAGCAGATGAGGGATGATCTGATGCTTGAAAGGGTGTATATCCCTATCAATGCTCACGATAATAGGGAGGGATTGACAATAGCAGATGCGAAGATATTGGCGCAGATGGTTAAATGCATAGGTCCGTATGAGGTGGTTGGTATGGTCACTTCTGGCTGCTTGAATGAGCGAGCACCTAAGATGGAAGAGATATATGCTATATGGGAAGAGCTTAAAGGATGCATCAGTTCGTTGAGTATAGGCGGTTCTTATTGGCTAGGCAGAGAAGAGAAGCTTCCTAATTTTATAAGGGAGATAAGGATTGGAGAGTATATGCTCTTTGGCACTATCCCGTACAATAACGATTGGATGAAACTGGGGCAAAATGCCATCACGATAGAGGCAGAGGTAATAGGGGTATATCCAGAGCGTAATCACATTATGATAGACTGCGGTTACTCTATGGCAGAGCCAGACAAGTTTGATTACGCAAGTGGATTGTTCTACGTTGACTCGTCAAGCGAATACACGATACTATACACCACTGATGATTATAAAGTGGGGGATAAGATGTTGATTAAACCGAATTACAAATCGTTAGTAAAGTTAAAACATGCAGTCAGAGACTATATATAAGAGTGGAGACATCTTCACCAGAACCATAGGTTTTGAGTTGGAGATTCCAGATGTGGAAAGGGCAGCCATTACTCTACCAGAGGGATATGCTTGGAGTAAAGACGAGCAGATAACGAATACGGATGGTGTGAAATACTCCCCTAATGCGAAGTTTGGTGGAGAGATAAACACCAGACCATTGAGGATATGCCAGAAGGATAGAGCTGAGCTAAGGAAGTTACTGCACGATTGTTACAGCAACAAAGGCAAGATAGCTTGGGGCAATGGTCACGATATGCATATATACGCAGGAGATCTGACGCTTGAGCAGATAAAGAACCTGTGGATATTCGGCTACTATACGGATGCGTATATACGCAAGGCATGCGATATAGGCGAGTGGTTCCAGTATCATACGATGCTCCCTACTCCTACGCTTGAGTTTCTGGAGAAGATACGCAACGTGCAGAACTTTGAAGAGTTGAAGAATGTGCTTGCTAACTCAAGTAATAAGGGATTTATAAGGCATCCGATAAACGTAACCTCATACTACAAGCATAAGACGATAGAGTTTAGGTTATATCAGACAACATACAACTTTGAGGAGGTAGAAGCATCAGTATTGTTCACGTTCCGTTTCTTTAACTACGGAATAACCCATACGGAGGAAGATTTCAAGAAGATAACCTCTTATGAGCAGTTCTGCAAGGTGTTGAAGATTCGCTACCCGATGGCAAAGAAGCTTTGTCCAATGATTTTTGCGGGTAATCAGGATGTGGAAGGAGAAAGGATGGTCGCAGTACCTAAGCAGTATTCGTCAAGCATGGTTAAGATGCTTCTGCAAAACACAGAGGGAACGCTATGCTGTGTAAACCCTAACCTGTTCCAGTTGGAGTTATCGTTGTTTAAGCATAGAGAGATAGTTATCTACAATCAGGAGGAGTTTAATGACATTGCATATAGGCTGGCAAACAAGAAACTGGTACTCCATTACTACGGAGACTTTGAGTTCTTGGAGAAGTATAACGATGAACAGCCAGTAACGCAGTTGGCTCTTTTGCTTATCGTTCACAAGATAAAGAAGTTTGTAGGAAGTGACCTTGAATACAAGGTAAAGAAGCTGGATGCTATCCTAAGTAGGCTGGATGAGACCGTAGAGAAGGCTAAGATGTCAATGGAGAAAATGATGGAGCTGTTGACCAATGCACGTTATGTGTTTGGTTCGCTGAATCAAGCCATTGAAAATGAGGATAATGTGGTTTTTCAGTATGAGAGGAATAGTAAACTCAGCTCAACAGTTTCTACATTAAAAAAGTACAGCGACTATGCGGAAACGTATGTGAGGATACCGACAGACTACTATGACTTTGTTGAGAGGATACCAGAGGGCAAGAAGTTCTACATCTTGAGTGAGAACCAGTACCTGTTCAACTTGAATAAGTTGGCAAAGGTCGGCAATACTTACTTGTATGGCAATGTGAAGAAGGGAGACAAGAAGATGCAGGCTAAGGTAGTGCAGACTCCTATCTTCTCTTATGAGATACCGCCAGATGATTTGGTGATGGATGATGTTGCAAAACTCAAGATAGAGAAGATAGCACCGACAAGCTTCTCCACTATCCAGAGGAACTTTGTGAAGAAGGTGCATAAGTTCACTTTGCCTATGCTATCGTATGTGATTATGTACGATAAGTATGTAGTTGGAGCCTTTGGGTTTAACTGGAGTAAGAAAGACGAGTTTGACCTTTGGTTGCTATCAGATTTCTGCACCAATAACAACATTCCTAGAGCAGCGAAGTTTGTTTTGATGTGTATCCTATCCAAGGATGTACAGAAGAGCGTATCCAGATGGAGAACGGCACTTACTACCTCGCTATATACGAAGGTTTACACCTCGCATCCAGTGAGTATGAAGTATAGGGGCTTGTTTAAGAAGGATAAAGAGAACTGTGAGCCAGGAAAATTGTTCTATACAGCAGAGTTTGGATCTAGCGGAAGTAAGGAAGATATAATTAAACAATATAAAAAGATGTGCGGTTATGAATAGTACTGAGAAATGGAAATATGCCAAGGTGCCTATTGAGCAGTTGGAAGCAGCCTCAATGAATGCGAATAAGATGACGGAGCAGGAGTTGGATAGGCTGACAAAGAATATCAAGATATCGGGTTTAAGCAGTGTTATTACCTGTTATAAGAAGACGGGAGAGGATAGGTATATAATCATCTCTGGCCACCATAGAGTGAAAGCATGCACGAAATTAGGGCATAAGGAGATTGGTATCCTGTATGCTGATGAGGCTGACTTGTCACCAGACGAGATAATAGCGATACAGACCTCGCATAACTCGTTGCATGGTCAGGATGATATGTCAATATTGAAGAAGCTGTTTGACCAGATTCAGTCGGTAGAGTTCAAGGAGTTTGCGTATATCAATATGGATGAGATTGGCACTATTGAGGTGAACAGTGCTGCGTTCTCACCAGAGGTAGAGGAGTACACCGTTTCCCTTGTTTTGTACAAGAACGATATGAGGAGATTGCAGGACTTGATGGGACTGGTAGCGGAGTTTGCTCCTAAGAGCGATATGGTGATATTGGCAGATGGAGAGCCTGCAGAGGAGATGATGTTAGCCTTGCTTAAAGAGGTAAGGGAGAGGTATGATATCAAGTCTTCTTCAACAGCGTTCTGCAAGATATTGGAGTTGGCACAAGAACAAATGCGAATAGAATAAAAAGGAGGTGATTATGGCAGGTAAGATGAGTAAGCGGAAGATTACCAACGAGGAGTTGGCCGCTATGTATGAGAAGAAGGGTGCAAACATCAGTGCAACCTGTATTGCGTTAGGTATTGACAGAAAGACTTTCTACAACCGAAGAAAGGCGAGTGTGGAGCTTAATGAGAAGCTTGAAAGTGTAGAGGAGAGCTTGATAGATTATGCTGAGTCCAAGCTGATGAAAGCCATCACGGATGATAACCTTACGGCAACGATATTCTATTTGAAGACCAAAGGTAGGAATAGAGGTTATGTAGAGAGAGTTGAACAGGAGGTTACTGTCAATCCATTTGAGGAGTTGATGAAGAGTTTGCCAGATATTGACTAAAGCTTATGGTTTTATCTGGAGATATAAATGAAAAGGCAGCCAAGTATATGAAGGCTTGGCGTGAGGATTGGGTAAAGTTTGTTTATGAGGTTTTAAAGGGAAGACCAGATAGAGAGCAACAGCAGATATTATACTCGGTTCAAAACAACCCTATGACTGCCGTAGCGTCTGGAACCAGCCGTGGCAAGGATTGGGTTTCGGCTTGTGCTTGCTTATGTTTTCTTTATTTGACACCTCGTTTTAATAAAGCTGGAGAGTTAGTAAAGAATACCAAAGTTGCGATGACAGCACCAACGGCTAGGCAGGTGACAAATATTATGACACCAGAGGTTAGGCGACTATTCAGAGCAGCAAAGTTTCTGCCTGGTCGCCTAGTTGCTGATGATATAAGGACGGATTACCCAGAGTTATTCTTAACGGGATTTAAGGCTGGTGATGATGCAACAGAGGCTTGGTCTGGATTCCATGCCGCTAATACGATGTTCTCAGTTACGGAGGCTTCTGGTATTAGTGAGACAACCTTTAATGCTATTGAGGGTAACTTGCAAGGTAACTCAAGGCTGTTGATAGTGTTCAACCCTAATATTACTACTGGTTATGCGGCCAATGCGATGAAATCGGACCGTTTTGCCAAGTTTAGGCTCAGCTCCCTCAATGCCGAGAATGTAGTGCAGAAGAAAGAGGTTATCCCTGGTCAAGTGAACTATGAGTGGGTTAAGGATAAAGTGGAAAACTGGTGCTCTAGAATCCAAGATAGTGACTTTGATGAGGGAGAGGGTGACTTCAAGTGGGAAGGTGGCTTGTATCGCCCAAATGACCTCTTTAGAGTCAAGGTGCTTGGTATGTTCCCTAGAGTGTCTGAGGATTGTTTGATACCTCTTGAGTGGATAGAGATAGCAAACAACAGATGGCACGAATATCAGGAAGAAGGATTCCAGAGCGAGAGAGCACCAATCATAGGGGTTGATGTGGCAGGCATGGGTAGGGATGATAGTGTATTGTGTCCTAGATATGGCAACTATGTGCCGAACTATATCATACATCAGTCAGGAGGCAAGGCAGACCACATGCACATAGCAGGGCTGGTTAAGCAAGCTATGATAAGGAAAGGTTCTAGAGCTTTCATAGATACTATTGGTGAGGGTGCTGGTGTATACTCAAGGCTTATTGAACAAGTCAAGGGTGTTTATTCCTGTAAGTTCTCGGAAAGCGCACACAATTTGCACGACATTACAGGACAGTATAGCTTCGCTAATATGAGAGCGTACTTGTATTGGTCGGTAAGAGATTGGCTTAATCCTAAGAATGGTTATATGCCAGCTTTGCCACCAGATGGTAAGTTTACTGAAGAAGCAACAGCTATAAAGTGGAAGTTCCAAAGTGATGGAACGATATATATTGAATCTAAGGACGATATTAAGAAGAAGATAAAGCGTTCTACCGACAGGATAGATGCACTTGCTAATACGTTCTATCCTAAAGGTTTTGGTTATTCGGATGATGATTTATTGAAAGTTTTTGCTTAACTTTGTAGCATCTGAACTGCCATCCAGCGGTTCTATTCATAAAGCTTTGTTTATTAAAGGTTCTGACTGAGAAGTTAGAACCTTTTTTTTTGTGTAAAAATTTATGTAAAACATTGAAAATAAATGAGTTAATATTTGGTAAATTGAAAAATTATGTCTAGATTTACAATATAAAGAAGAAACAAAAAACAAAGCGATATGAAGACAAGTTTACAGATTTCAATTATGAGCCAGTTATCAGATGCTCAATATTTAATGAGTGCAGGTAATATAGAAGAGGCTAATTGGTTGATAAACGCAGCAAAGATAATGTTGCAAGAGTTGGATGATAAGAGGGTTGAGTTTGATGAAATGAATGATAAAGTAGTAGGAATCCTTGGAAGGAGATAAACAATAAGGCTTGTATCTGGTTAAACAGATATGAGCCTTTTAAAGTATAGAAGATATGAAAAGTTTGACACATATTTGGATTGATAGCAGGATTAGCAACTTAAAGGATAGTGAGATTAGAGTTGAAGAGTTGCAGGGCATATTGACAAGCTACAATGCGATTGCTTTTTATAAGGGCTGTTTTTATGATAAAGCAAGTGAAATTCCTTTGAGATTAGAAGTTTCCGAGATTTCAAGATTTGGATTACCGACAGGAATGAGTATAGAGGTAAATCCAGTAGTTACTATAGTGCCACAAGGTACAACTATTGAGTCCAGTTACATAGGTAAGCGTTTTGTATTTCCAGAAATAATGCGATAAGACAGTTAAACAAACAAGCAATATGAATATGAGAACAGAACAAGACAGAGAAAGATGCTATCAGATTGCAAAGACAATCAATGAGCAGTTATTTTGGTCAATAGACATGCCAACGTATTTCAGTTGGGGAGTAAGCAAAAAGATGTTTACATTCTGGAACGATATGCCGAGCTTGATGCTCAGGGTATCTGGTGCAATCCACAAGGGATGGGTAGTAGTTAGCCTCAATGAGGGTGCTGATACTTACGAAGTGAGGTTGCTGAATGTAAGACAGGAAGAGAAGGCGGTATACACCGATATATACGCTGATGAAGTTGGTAGCTTCATAGATGGCAAGATAGAAAGGCCAGTTGGTATGTCCGATGAAAAATACCACAAAATAGCAATGAAGGATTCACAAATGAAAATGGCATTTTAAGTTATGGAAGAGGTAGTAAATAAAGTTGTCCTAAGAGGAAGCATAGGAAGCGTAAGAGAGCTCAATACTCAGCTAAGCAAGACAAAGAGATTTACGCTAAGCACACAGGAGGTGTATAAAAACCTAAGAGGTGAGGTAGTAGCAGAGACACAATGGCACAATGTAGCTGCTTTTGATAAGGAGATCGAAGAGGGTTTTGAGTATATACAGACAGGTTTAATGATAGAGCTGGAGGGTAAGTTAAGATATGTTCGTTACACTAGTGCTGATGGCATAGAAAAGACCTTAACAGAGATTAGAGCAACCAAAGTAAAAGTTTTATAGTTATGGCAAAGGTAGGAGATAGAATCAGAATTATCCACTTGAATGGAGAAGAAGGCAGATATGATGGAATAGAGGGCGTAGTAGAGCATATAGATAGCATTGGCCAGCTACACGGCACTTGGGGTGGTTTGGCAGTAATCCCAGATTATGATGAATATGAAATATTGTAGTATGGAAAGGACAGCAGCACATGAGGATGGATTCCCTGTAATTATAGTAGGAGGTTCTCTACAAGGTGAGTATACAAGGAAAGAGGTTATAGACAGATTTTGCATAGGTAAGTATACGCAAGATTATAGCCAAGTGAGAGAAAAAGGGTTTTTAGGTCAAAGGAAAGAACTGGATAGACAGCCAAAGATTCCAGGTTATTTAGGCCCGATGTGGGATGGTGGACGGCTCAGATATGAGACATCTGACGTTTATAGAGCCTTAAGTTTCTAGAAACTAAACAAAAAGCAAATTTTTTTGTTGAAAAAGTGTGTATATATTACACACTTTTTTTATTTTTGCAAAGTGAGCTACAGGGTTGTAGCTCTGTAGTTCAAACAAATACGTATTATGGAAAAGAAACAGCTTGTATTGACAAGGATGATGTTGAAACCAAGGGTGAAGTCACTTGGGTTTAACAAGAAGGAGTTGATGGGTGTTGCTGCTACCATTGCCGACAACCTCGCTGCTGATGATGAGACTTCCGAAGAGGACGTAAACGCAGAGATTGACAAGGCTATTGATGCGGTTCTTCCTATTCTAACGCTAGCGCAGACACAGGCTAGCAGGCTCATGGATTCTTACAAGAAGAAACATGAGATT